AGAACATAGAAGTGCGACCGGGTCTACCGGCTAGACCCGTTAGAATTCCTTCAGCAGATCCGTCAGTTGCGAGTAGTATGTCTCTGTCAACGAAGTCAATAATGTTAGTTCCCATTCGCATGATGGTGCTTTTTCGACTAAGCGTGCTGTCACCTAAAACCAACCCCCACAGGTTAGGGCGTATAGTACCGAATGAAGTCTCCAATTTGATCGAGCCTGCCAACATTGAAGAGAGAAGTATAAAAGCGGTTAAGTCATGGTACTGCAATGGAGCATCTGTGACACTATTGCCCCAATCAGTGTACTCTTCGATAAAGGACTTCTTCTTAAATTTGTAGTTGTCCCCTGGGATCAGCTCTGGCATCTCAAATATGGGTACACCTGCGGTTGACTTCTTAGATACTACTGCTGCACGGCCTACATCCTGCCACAGATACCTAAGAGGCTTTTTATCACGAGCATACTTGTTGACTGTTGATGCATTTACTACTGAGAATGTCTCTTGTTGGTTAAGTCCCGACTCAAAGCAGATAAGCATCAAACGCCAAAGCAATCTAGACCAATCATCGTCTGCTGTAGCTTCATATCCCCATACCTTGTGGAAGCCTTTGTGCTTTAACTGTATAGCGTGCGTAGCAATAACTTCTTCAGCATCCAGAATTTCTGGAATAGACTTCTCTAACGCGATATCCTCGGGAGTGGTCGGAGTTGAGATAGCAATGTCAAAAAGTTCCGCCGGTAGCAAATCTGTGATTGCTCGAATAAGCTTAACTTTAGGCCGATCTGGGTACTTAAGATTTGCTGTATAGGGTACTCGCAGCAGCTTTGTAAGTGCCCAACCCGAATCCACACCGTTCTCTCGATAGCGGCCATAAATCTTACGTGAGTAATCTTCTGCGATATATGGATCGAGTTCTTCGTCAACTCTCCATATAGCTTGAAAGCGATCTGGTGAGGATTCTATAACAAGTTGTGGCTTTGGATCTAGGTCGTCTGGGTGGCAATCATCTAGGTCTGCCCATAGAACGTTTCCCTCAATACATGACTCTTTCTTCCTAGACTTCTTATTGAGAAGATTGATACAAAACCATACGTTCCTACTGATCTTGTGTTGTGACTCAATATACCTAAGCAGTTCCTTCTCTTCCACTGACCACTGAAAGAATCTCTGCTTGAAGTCTCCTGGTACTGAGGATTCGCTTGCTATACAAATATATCCGAGTCGCTCGCCGAATACAAAACGGAAGAAATCAGCCCGTAGTAGTCTATCCTGAATTTCTTCCATACTAGGGTTTCACATGGGCAAACGGTGGAGTATGGATATGGGCCTTACCCGCAACAGCTTGAATAGCTGGACACACAATACCATCTAAGGTATTCCACTCTCTGTTATTCCAGAGTTTGCAGAGCAAGGGATACTTGAAGATTAAGTTTCTACTAACCTTGATGCAACCTAAAGCTGCTTGCATAGCGTTAGGAGCCAGAGGATATTTGTGCGCGCACCAATAATCTCGACACTGCCAAAGGTGTTGTAACGCCCCAGGCCAGGGGATAATGTCATGCTCCAAAGATATGAAGCTATCTCCATACCCTTTATCCCAAAGCCTAGTGAACATATCAGAGTACGAATACTCATGCTCCATTAGCACTAGTTCGAAAGCTACCCCTTCTTTGCGCAAAGCTAGAGCAGTCGGACAATCTTCTCGAACTGCTGCAACTACGACTTTCATTTCTTTTGCAGCACGATCATATTAGGTAGAAAAATCAATTGGGCTGTAGCACTTCCATCGCCGAGAATTGTAGTTTCTACGAAATCTGCAAAATAATCACAAACACTACTATAATGAGGACGACTGGAGGCAACGTCCTCGATGATGTAGTAGCCTTTGGACTTAATCTTCGGCCAGAGAATTGCAAAAGCGTTGATTACATCGATACCTTTGTGACTGCCATCATCAATGACTACATCAAACTCTCGTTCATAAACCCAACCACTTAGTTCTGCCCAACTACTAGCATCAATCCAGAAAGTTCTGATCCTATATTCGCGTGCTTCGTCAACAAAGTCTTTTTCTTTGTCAAGACCGTAGATTTCAGCTTTTGTAAAGTAATCGCGCCATGCGCGAAGAGAGCCACCCTGGGCTATGCCAATCTCAAGAACGTGAAGTGCAGTATGTCTTAGCGGACTGAAGAGTTCCTCGTAAAACTCTCCGTAGCCACTGTTTAGTTTGTCAGTAGGATATTGTTCTAGGATCTCTACAAGTGTCTTAGCAACTTCAATACTTCCATGACGATCCCATGAGATGTTCACTTGCCATTTTTACTTGGAAAGTTTACACCTTTAGAAAGCCAGTCCTCAATTAGATCGGCGCGCTCTGGCGCAGCCTTATCTGGATACACCTCTTTAAGCTGCATAATCAAATTGCCTAGTTGCTCTGGATCACGCTTGTCAACCACGTCAAATCCTTTCAAGATGGTTAGGGGTAGGAACCGTAGTCCCTACCCCTGTACCGAATTCTTAGAGGTTATTGTCTAGATATGATTTTATGTATATTCATATCCCTTCCGTCCGGCTGCGGCGACGGTACGGAAGTGTTAGGCCAATAACCTCTAAGCTTGTTTACTAGAGTAGGTCTGAACTAGTACCTCCACTAGTAGATGATCCTGCGGGCTTAACAGCCTTCACAGGGTTAGTCCATTCACCTTCGTCGTCGGGATTGCGCTTGTAGAGTTCCTTACCAACTCTAACTACACACTCTCTACCGACCAGATCCTGAAGGTTGTCGGGATCGAATCCCTTGGTCTTGATTTTCTTTTCATCCTCGCCGAGTGAAACGAGAAAGTTTACAAACATACCAAGACCACGATTACGTTTGGCTGAATCGGGCTGCTGCTCCTCGTTCGGCAGAGGATAGTTAGTGAAGAAGCGTCGATTGTTAACCTCTTCATCCTGTGCTGCAAACTGCACCTTTACCATTGGAGTACCCTGCGGAAGCTTACCCTGTCCCGACGTTTCGACCATACTGATTTCATACACTGTTGCGTTGTACGATCCAGCATCCACTGCGTCAAAGCCGGTCGTATCTGCACCCGAAAGATCAAGAATACCACTCATCTGTTATTTGCTCTCTTTCTTGTCGTTTGTGCTTGGGTGGATTAGGCTCCACATTTCGGGGATAGTTGTATTTTCCAATCTAGCCCCTAGCGAATCTGTTCGATCTTTCGCCATTACCTTCTGTGTCTGCTGCAATTGTAGAATTCTATTAACCTCCTCTCCCTGGACAGTCACGTACAAATAGCCCACGATGTCAATAAACCCTGGAACCTCGTTACGAAGTTTACCAGGCAATGATGGACTAAACGTAACCTGTCCAGATTTGTCATCCTTGTAGTCAACCATGAGAGCAGTGAAGATCGTATTCATTTCCAAGTCGCGGTAAGCGCGAATGATCCTCCGAATATGCTCTCCCGAAATTCCCCACTCGCGTTTGTCGGGAACATCAGGATCACGGTCAGGTCGCTTCTGTAGCATCTCGCGCATGACTTCGCGCATGTCAAGCTTCTGCAACTCCGTGATACTGTCGATTACTACAGTCTTATAGTGACCGTTGTTATTTACTCGTAGCTCGTCGTGAATCTCTTTCATGTGCTGTGGTGAACGCACTTGGATAACGTCAATGCCTTTGCGTTTCCTCAACGTTACCGTTCCACCCTCAACATCGAGGACTAGTACAGGTGAAGTCATAGGATGATCTTCGGCAGTACCAGCAAGATAAGTCTTACCAGCACCAGGATGACCGTAAATTAGGAGGTTAAGATAGCTCAATGCGTCAGGTGGTTTAACTTGATCTGCTAGTGGGCCTTTATTCGTTGCTTGTGCCATTACGCTGCTCTTGCTAGTTCAGCAATCTCTTCGACTTGTGTACGAAGCCATGCGAGGGGAGAATCATTCTTCTGAACGTGAACGGGCGTAGCAGGTACTAGAAAGAATGGACTCGTGCCTGTACTATTCAAGGCATATGT